TGTTTCTTCTTTATATTTTTTATTTGGGTGCCAACGATTAAATAGTTGAACTGTTTTGGGATCTTTATATGAATAAATAATATGCATATTATCTAAATCCCAACAAACAACTTCCTTATTATAATAATTATATAGTACATCATTATACATATATTTTTGTCTATCTTGTTTATTTAATTCATAAAATTTTAAAGTATCATTATTAATGGACAGGACTATAAATCTATCTACATTTAAACATTTTCGTGCTTGATGTTTATTTACACTAACGCGCCACGCCGACGTAGTTGTTTTAATTTCGTATTTTAAACCGGTGTCGTCTCTTGCATCACATGAGGAATTGAATCTTGATTTATTTTGTATTAAATTCAATTTTTTACATACTAAATCCTCACCCAAGGCTCCGAAGATTCTAGGATAATTTTTTGAATTCTTTAATTTTTCTGGTATTTTTGGTAGATATTTCGTTCGCATTTTCTTATATATTAATATTAATTATTATTTAATAAGGGAAAAATGTCAACATTAATTTGTTTTTTAATCAAATATAATAAAAATGAGTTGCTTTTGTAAAGATTCTGATACTATTTCAACTCATAAAGAAAGTCCGCTACGAAGAGAAGAGATGCACCCATGTCCTTGGTGTGGGTTAGGTATTGTAATTGTTAAACGCAATTGTGGAATAATTAGATGCGGTGTATACAAGTCAAAAAAAGGAAAAAAATATAGACAAATGCCTAAACATGGTTCAATTGAAAAAATTAGAAAAATAATGGATACCGCTAGTAATGTCATTGGGTGCGGGCAACCTGTTCGCATTACTAAATCCGGAAAATTAATTAAAGGTAATTGGGACGATTAGACAGTATAATCAATTTTATGCTGTTCCCATCTATCTTTTAATACTGATCTTACTTTTTTACCAAAATAATATAAGTATATTTCATTAAATGTCCTGGGTGCATTGTGATAACAATATTCGTACATACAGTCTGCAGTATTTTTTAATTCAAAATGTATTAATATATCGTCTCCAGTAATAGTATAATTTGTAGATTCATAAATAACTTTAGCAAATAAGAAAATATTATTTTTACCATTTTTTAAGAATATTTGATATTTACATTCAATTTCTTTTTTAGGCGTCGGTCTAATAAAATAATCAAACATTCTTTGCATTAAAGACATATTGATAATGAATTAAATTATTTAAATAATAATAGTTTATTTTAAAATTTTTAATATTCCATCATTATTGGTATAAAATATTCTGTTTAAAACATATCCTTTTGTATGTATATAGTAATTTAAACAATTATTGCATGGTTTAGCCATCAATAAATAACCTTTGTTATTTGTACGATTACTAAATCTATTTTTTTAAATACATGTTTTATATTTGGTTTAAGTCTCTGCAAACAATCAACTTCAGCATGTCTTGTTTTTAATATATTACCATCTACATTATAATAATTTATGCCCGTAGCGACATAAAAGACGCGACTTTTTTTTAATAAGAAAAGCGCCTATTTTTGCATAACCATTTAACTAATTTTAGAACGTTTACTTGCTTCTTTCTTAACCAAATTGTATACGGTGTTATTATATTAAACATTTTTTTATTATTACTATAACAAGCATATATATGAGTTGTTATCGCCCTCCTCAACAAAATCAAAAACTTAAAATGATGGAGCAATATTTTAAACGTCAAGAAGAATATGAAGAAAAATTTGGTAATGAAAAAGTGGTTGTATTATTTCAATGCGGTAGCTTTTATGAATCATATTGTGAAAAAAAATGTAGATGTGAAACACCTCAACCTAATAAAAATAATCAATGTACAAATTGTAAATATGTTATTAAAGATCCTAGAGGTAAAGCTCATATTATAGATAAAATATTAAACGTTGCTATTGCAGATAAAAAAAGATGGTTAATGACTGGATTTCCCGCTACAAATCCAGGTTCATTTCAAAGATATATGTCTCAATTGCTTAAATATGGATATAAAGTAATTGTATATAAACAACATGATGCAGTTGACGATGGAAGACTAAAAACAAATAAAGAAAAAGTAAGGATTTTAGATAAAATTTATAGTAATGGGACTTGCAATAGTAATAATGATGAAATTACATTAAAAGAAGACCCATTATTATTGTGTATATTTATTAGATATACTGAACCAGATAATTATTTTTCACATGTTGAATCTTATGAACTAGGATTAAGTATTTATAATATTGATATGTCTACAATATATACTGGTTCTAGTTCCACTACTCATAATGACATTACTATTCCGTTTTCAAGATTAAAATCTTTATTCTGTGAGAAAAAATTTACTGAGTGTTTCGTAGTAACAGAAGGCATTAGTAATCAAGATGCTATTGTAAAATTGAAAAATTATATTACCTTACCAGATTGTGTTTCTTATCATAAGGTTACTCCAAATTGTAAAAAAATTAAATATCGCGAATCATTATTTACACGTATATTTCAAAATATAGACGATTCTTTTACATCTCAAAAACTTGGACTAGAACAAGATGAAGTAGCTGCTATTTCATTAGCAGAATTAATTGAATATATTAATGAACATGAGATAAACGTAAATATCGCACAAAATTTAATGCCACCTATATCTTTACTTAAACCAGATAAACTTATTATTCACACTACTTCATTAATTCAATTAAATATATTATCTAATTATAATCATAATTTAAGTGTCTTTAGTATCGTAAATAATTGTGTAACTGATTCAGGTAAAAATTTATTACGCACTAGATTATGTAATCCACATATTGATCCAGTTAAAATTCAATTCAGATTAGATTTAACAGAATCGTTACTAAACGATTATAAAAACTTTCAAAAATATCTTATAAAATTAAATGGATTAAATAAAATAACTGCATCGTTTAGAGTTAAAAGATTAAAATATAATCAAGTGCCTTTATTCATAAAGATACTTAATAATTGGAATAAATTGTATAATGGTCCTATTTTAAATTTATGTGATTCTAAACTACCAAAACATCTTCATGTAGCGCAAAAACAATTTAAAAAATTTGTAAATTCTAAATTTAATAATAATGATTTTAAATTATTATTAGAAATTTCAGAAAAAATGAATTCTTATTTTGACGTAGAAAAAATTAAATTATTTAATAATTCGGATATAAGATATTCATCTTGTTTTAAAACTAATGTTTTTGAACATATTGACACATTAATTAATAAGAGAAACGCTATTCTCAAATATATGAATGATATAGCAATATCTTTAAGACAATCTATGCCTCCAGTAAAAACTACTCGTAGGAAAAAACCATTTATTATTGAAGACAGTGATGTTCAGGTTGCTACTCATTTTAAACACTCTAAATGTATTTATAGTTATATTATTTCAAATACAGTATCTCATTTTCTGAAAAAAGGAACCAAATTAAAAGGTAGTTTTCCTGTAGAAGCCCCGCCAATCGTAATTAAAATCATGGAAGATTATTATCAAAATGTGATTTTTCCAAATAATACTAAACCTAGTTGGACAAATGTATTAAAAGAGGACACATTTTCTAAAAAGAAATATGTTAAATTTGAATGGCACGAACCTATTTCTAATTATTTAATAGAATTACATACTCTAATTATGAAAACCGTTAAAACGCAATTTATTCAAATACAAAACGAATTATATAATAAATATAGTAATGTACTTATAAAATTATCAAGTTTTATATCTGAATTAGATGTAGCTGTTTCATCTGCATGCTGCGCTAAATTAAATAAGTTTATTAAACCCATTATTGTAGAATCAGACAATCCATTTTTATCAATTAAACAATTACGCCACCCAATTATCGAACAACTTAGTTCAGTTAAATATAAAGCGAATGATATTGAAATAGGTATTAAATACGATGGATATATTGTACATGGAGTTAATGCTGCTGGGAAATCTAGCTTAATGAAGTCCGTCGGGATTGCCGTTATTTTGGCCCAATCTGGTTTATACGTTCCAGCTGAATCTATGGAATTTCATCCATATACTCAATTATTTACACGTATTACTAAAGATGACGATATATTTAATGGCCTATCGTCGTTTCAGACAGAAATGGTTGAATTAGGTAATATTATCCGCCGCAGTGATTCTAAATCATTAATTATCGGGGACGAGCTCTGTTCTGGGACTGAGACTACTTCTGCAATTTCTATTGTAGGTGCTAGTATTCTAAATTTATTAAATAAACATAGTCAATTTATTTTCGCGACTCATTTACACGAGTTATATTCAATTCCAGAATTAGCAAATAATAAAAGAATAAGATGGGTTCATATGCGAGTCAAAATTGATTCCACAACCGGCGTTTTAACATATTCCAGAGAGTTACTAGACGGGCAGGGGCCCGACTCGTACGGCATCGAAGCGACTGCAGGATTTGGGTTTCCCAAATCATTTATTGAATCCGCTAAAAAAATTCGTAAGAATAAATTTAGCGGACAATCAATAAAAGCATCTAAATATAATGCTTCGATGCTATATGGCGGAATGTGCGCAATGCCAAATTGTGGAAATTCAGTTAACGACATTCATCACCTCCTATATCAACGTTTTTCAGATAAAAATAATATTCTCGACGATGGACGGCATAAAAACCACGTTTCAAATTTAGCGGGGATTTGTAAGGCATGTCATAAAAAAATTCACGAAAAAAATTTAATATATGAATGGGTTCAAACTAGTGAAGGTCGAAAATTATTATTAATTGAATCTGACTCAGAACCCGAAGTTAAAGAAATTGTTGTTTAATTATAATAACTCGGATTCGCTATTCTATCTTCATCTAATATTTTGAACATTTTACCAATAATAATTATCAAGAATTTTATTATATTCGTCGCTCGGTAAAATAATTCTAACAGTTGCTACATTACCTAAACCTCCGACGTATATTCTAATTTTTTTAATTTCAGCATTAATTGATTTAGCTATTTTTTCTATATTTGTCAATGTTATTTCTAGTTCTATTTTTGTTAATCCACGCACCGTTCCATCGTCCTCAATGCCTAATAAATATAGAGCTTTGCTCTCTCCTTCTATTAATCTAAATAACATCTGGGTTGCTCTTTTCTCAATTTTTAATTTATCCGCATTGAGTAAATAACGCTTATACTCCCGGTTACCTTCATTAATTTCCTTTGGTTGCTTTCTAAACATACTCTTATTATTATTAATTAAAATAGCCATCTCTCTATTTAATTAAAAATTTTAATTTAATTATTTAATGTTAATTAATAATTAAATAAACATGTTAAAGACTTTAAATTTAAATGTATTTGTAAAATTAACTGCAAAATTTATTAATAAAGCAATTCAAGAAATAGATGAAGAAATTTTACAACAATTGCAAAAAACGTATGGAAATAAATGTTATTTAAATTATGGATATGTTTATGGTTCTAGTATTACATTGATTAAAAGATCAACAGGACAATTAGATAATTTAATTGTCGATGGAGGTTTAGTATATAGTGTAAACTTCGCAGCGAATGTTTGTAAACCTGAAGAGGATGATATTATTACATGTGTTATATTACAAAAAAATAAAGAATGTATAGGATGCGAAACTATCAATGATTTAAAAAATATTTTAGAAATCATTGTCCCAGTATCTTGGCATGAAGAACCTCTTTTAACAAAAATAAAGGCTATTGAATTAGATAGTATCATTGAAGTGAAAGTTATCGGTACTAGATTTGAACCACAATCCAATAATATAAGAACTATTTGTTCGTTCGTTAGAAAACTTTAATATAGACATATTAATACCATACGAATAGAAATCGCCTATTAATCGGTATCCATCATCTGACCATCATCGTCATCATCAAGCAGTAGCGCCACCGCCTCCGCCGAGCAAGCCCCCGCCTAATTGCTGTTTTTTATTATCTAATAATAAATAAGATAATCCAATAATTGCTAATTCCATTTTATAATATATTTACATTTTGTTTAAATTTACACCAGTTTTATCTAAAGCTCTTTTTTCTCTTCTAGTTAATTGTCTTTCTTTTTTTGGTTTAATTTGGTGCCAACGTAAATGTACATTTGGGTCACTCATTATAGGACCCAAAGAAAGTGTATTCAATTTGACAGAATGAATTTCAGGGTCTGCATGAGGTGAATAAGCCATAAATATAGTTAAAGCCATCAATGAATATAAAGTAGCATCTACATAATTTCCTTTTTTTGCAGCCGCACGAGCTTTTTTAATAAAATATACTGCATTTCCACTACGCGATATAGTAGGCGTTACTTGTTTTTTATTTTCTACCATCTTGTTCACATATTCATATGCTAAAGCTGCCCTCTTTTCTTGCGCTTTATTAAATTTTATTTGTTTTTTCATTTTTCTTTTACGTTTTTTTTGTACTTGTTTATAAAAAGTACGATTTAGTTGTCTCTTTGGTTTAGGTCTTCCCCGATATCCTCGTCCATCACCAGTCTGATTATAAATAATTGTATATAATATAATTAAAAATGTAAAAACTATTAATCCTCCATAATAAGTTTCTCGTTCTCTTTGTTCACGTTCAAGTGTTCTTCTTCGGGCAATAGTTCTAGTTGTATTGGTTGGTTGAGACCAGGCGGGTGTTTCCATCTGTTGGTGTCTATAATATTGACGTACTAACTCTAGCCGTGGCTCCTGTGGCAGTTGGTTGAATAAACCCATAAGTTCTTGTTCTTGTTCTTGTTCTTGTTGGTTAACTACAGCTTGCGGGAGTGGTCTACCGCTTGTCTGATTGCATAATGGACACCGATTACTTCTTTCAAACCATTCTTCTATACAACCGGTATGAAATATATGTCTACAAGGTAGTTTCATAAGATCATCTATTAAAGGATCTGTGCATATAGGACAAAGGTCCTTATCTTTTCCATTTTTTCCAGCGCCACCAATTTGTTTTCTTTTTAATAAATTTTTATACAATTTATTTAATTTATTTTGTAATCTATGATCACCAGTTAATTCTAATATAAAAGTATCCGGTAATTTATTTTCTTTAATATATTTTTTAGTTAATTGAGTTATTTTGTTAATAGTTATATTACTAGCGCCACCTGTTTGTTGCTTATCTAATATAAAATACGAAATTAAACCAATAGCTAATATGTCCATTTAATCTAATTAAATATAAAAATTTCAACCATCTGTCTTTGGATCAATTATATAAATTTTTGCCTTTAAAACATCATCCGAGTCGTATACAAAATTATCTAATTTAATATCACCGTGTTCAGTCTGAAGCTGTTGTATAACTTCTATAATTTTCTTAATCACATGCTCTTCTTTTTCACTTAGATGCCACGTATTTACGTATTCTACAAATTTCTTTAATACGTTTTTATCACCTATCATTCCTGCTTTTCCCTCATTTAAATCGTCATTCAATTCTTCCCATACATATCCCCAAGTATCTGTTTCAAATAGTGATTCCGTCACCGGATATAATTTATCCATTACGATAGTGGTATCTGTTTCCTTTTCACCACCTTCATATTGTTCTGGGTAATGGTGAGGCATTAAATGGCTATTATGTTTGTAAAAGTAAATATATGAGTCAATATGATAAGTTCCAATATCTTTTTTAAACTTAAAAATATCTTCAATAAAATTTATCATTTCTTCATCGTCAGAATCTTCATCGTCAGAATCTTCATCTTCATAATCTTCGGAAGGTATATATTGAGTGTCTGTACGATTTTGATTTTGTCGGTCCATCCCACCTGTTTGTTTTTTATCTAATAAAAAATAAGAAATTAATCCAACTGCTAATAAATCCATTTATTATTAAATATATTTAATCAATTTCTATTCGGTATTTTAGAAAATGTTTTAGAATGTACATTGTTTACTTTTTCTAATAGAATCATGTAATCTTGGCCTAGTCCACCTTTTAATGAACTTAATTCTTCGCCTCTATCATTAGTTAATTTAATGGTTAGAACTGATGTTCCTGTTGGGAAATTTAAATATTGTTCTCCATGCATAGATCCTCTATATATTAATGTGGTGTGACTGTTTTCATCTATAGGCAATACAATACCAGATGTTCTTCCTTTTGTATCACGAACACCAAATTCTGCTTCAGCTATATTAATTTGATAACATAATAAATCACGTGCTAAAGATACTGGTGCCTGTGTATCTTTATAGGTATCAGCTGCTAACATTTCCACATTCTCTGTTATTCCTAAGACCGGAGCAGCAGTTGAATGAGCATTATCTAAAATAGTATGAATAGTTACAGCCATTGTTGCATCCGTTTTTAAAAATCTTAGTCTACTACTATGTGATTCATATACAACAGATAATCCAACTGCGGCAGTTACAGCATTATTTGCTAAATTTGTATTTAAATCTACAATTATATTATCTAAATCATAATATCTATCTCTAACTGGTAAATTATTTGTATTAGTTGTAGTTGTTGTTGCTGTTTCACCAGCATTTAGCGTTGAACCACCCCAATCTTCAATAATTGGTAATATTATATTAGTATTATCAGATATAGTCCCGGTGTTGGTTGGTGTACCATTTACAGTAATTACTAATGCGGGATTAGTTATAGTTGAGAGTGGAGGCGCAGCATTAGGACATATTATAGTATGTACTCTATATACACCTTTTATCGATTGAGCTAATTGTATTCTGCAATTAGCAGGAGTACCCTTTACATTAGAAAACGTAGCATCATAGTTGTTTCTATCTCTAGACAAAATTTTCAATAAACTCATTATTTATTATTATTAATAGATTATTATTTAACTATAAATTTACATTATAATTAAAAAT